CAGGATGCAATTGATGGTATCCTAGACCTTGCAAGAGAATCAGAACATCCTAGAACCTATGAGGTTGCTGGGAACTTGATAAAACAGGTTGCAGAAGTCACAGAGAAACTTGGAGACTTACAAACTAAGATGAAGAAACTCAAAGAAGTTCCTAACTCTGCACCTCAGAATGTAACAAACGCATTATTTGTGGGAAGCACAGCAGAACTACAGAAGATGTTAAAGGGAAAATAAGATGCCATTAACTAGAATTAGACAAACGGCGATTGGTAACGATAGTATTACTACTGCAAAACTGGATGACACTTCTGGTGGTTTGACACTGCCTGGCGTAGAGTATGTAAAAGTTCCAGTGGGAACAACTGCACAAAGGCCTTCAAGTCCAGTAAATGGATATATGAGATATAACACAAATTTTGAAAGATTAGAACAATATGCAAATGGACAGTGGCAATCAATTGATACACCACCATCTATTACATCACTTTCTTATCCAAGTCCTGTTACTGCAGCTGATCCTGCTGGTGGAGAAACAATTACAGTTGCTGGTTCAAACTTTCAGTCTGGTGCAACAGTAACAGTCGGTGGAACTTCTGCAACTTCTGTTTCTGTTGTCAGTTCAACATCTATTACCTTTACCACACCAGCAAAGACTGCTGGTGACTATGATGTTACGGTAACAAACGCAAATGGTCTTGCTGCAACATTATTGAACGGTATTTCATATAATGGTTTGCCTTCCTTCACAACTGCCGCTGGTAATGTTGGTTCTATTGCAGAAGATCAGGCAATGTCAACAATTACTATTGTCGCCGCAGAACCAGATGGTGGAACACTTGCGTATTCTGTAACATCTGGTGCATTACCAACTGGTGTATCAATGAGTTCTTCTGGTGCAATTACTGGAACACCTAATGTAAATGTGACCTCAAACACAACCTATAACTTTACTGTTACTGCAACTGATGATGAGAACCAAACAAACTCTCGTGCGTTTAATCTTATTGTTGTTCGTCCTGTTTATGCAACACCGATTTCACAATCTTTGAGATTTGATGGAACAAGTTCTTACTTAATAAGAACTGAAAATACTGCCCCAACATCGACAACACAAACTACATTTTCTAGTTGGATAAAGCGTTCAGAATTAGGCCAAGAACATATTTGGACTTCCTATAACTCTAATGTTGCTGGTTATATTTACTTTGATACTAATGATAAAATTGTTGTATACTTGGATAAGTCCTCTGGTGGTTCAGATGAATTGAATGTAACAACAGACGCTAGATTTAGAGATCTGGCTGCATGGTATCATGTAGTAGTAAAATACGATGTTGGGCAAGCATCCAATTCCAATAAAGTTAAAATTTATGTAAACGGCGTCTTACAATCTGCAACATATTCTGGAACTGGTTCTGCTGTGGATGCCCACAGACTTCTATCTAGTGGAACTGTAAATCGTTTTGGGCAGTCTTTTAATGGTTCAAGTTGGTTTAGCGGTTATATATCTGACCTTTATGTAATTGATGGACAAGTAAAAGAACCTACTGATTTTGCTGCAGAATACAATGGTGTATGGACGCCTATCGCATACTCTGGAACATATGGCACAAACGGATTCCATTTACCCTTTGAACAAGAGACAGTAAGTGGTGGTTCATCAACATACTTTGATGGTTCTGGTGATCGGTTGCGTTTTGATGACGCTTCACTTTATGACATTGGGTCATCTGATGATTTTACTATAGAATGTTTCTTTAAGTCACCAGATGTTGGAGCTGATTATGGTAATATGTGGGGAAGATATGAAACTGCTGGGCCTCACCTTGCTTTTGGTTATGATTTTAGAAACGCAACTAGATTATTTTATTTTTATACTGGAAACGGGCAGTCTGTTGGTTGGGATGTAACACAAAGTTCAATTACAATGTCCTCAGCTAATTGGCATCATGTCGTATTTGATCGTTCTAGTGGAACACTTAGATGTTTCTTAGATGGGGAGAGATTAACATCTGTTGCCTCATATGGTGGTCAAGGTACTGTTGGTTCTATTTCTGGTGGTAATGTTACTAGTCAAAACTCGACTTGGAATCTTAGTAATTTTTATATTGGTGCTTATAACACTACTGGTAAACACTTTGAAGGATACATATCTAATTTTAGAATGGTAATTGGTTCTTCTGTTTATGGTTCAGATAGTAACTTTACTGTTCCTACCAGCCCACTTACAGATATTACAAATACAAAACTTCTTACTTGCACCAACTCAACTGCTGGTGATGATGTAAGTGCAAATGATAATGATGCTGCGGCCGTTGAAGGCAATACAACCACATCATCAATATCTCCATTGGGTAAAAACTTTAGTGATGATCAATCTGGTAATAATAATAACTATGGTGCAACTGCACTTGATGTTAATGATGTTGTGTCCGATTCGCCTACAACCAATTTTGCCACCTTCAACCATAATAACTTTCCAGTTATGACTTTTGCTGAAGGTGCATTGAAAATCACAACAACTACAAATAGCACAACTGTTTGGGGGACTCAATCAATTCCCAATACTGGTAAGTGGTATTTTGAGATGGAAGCAACAAACTATACCGGCGGCGGTGGTGTTTGGGCTGGATTGGGGTATGATACTCATTTGGGTGATAATGAGATTGATCAAGGTGGGATAAGACTTGGTACATATTCCGGCGGGGTTTATATAAACAACACTCAACAGAGTGGTGGGTATGCAAACACAGGAAACGGCGTTGATCAAACTGCTGATGGTGATGTGTATTCCTTTGCAATTGATATGGATAATGAACTATTTTATATCGCTAAAAATGGAACATGGTATAATAGTGCAGACCCCTCTGCTGGAACTGGTGGTTTAGATATTTCTGCAAACATCACTGCAAAGGGAACTAAACTTTATGTTCCAGCACTTGCCCGTGGTGGTTCTTATAACGAAACATACACTTGGAACTTTGGACAAGATTCCACATTTGCTGGTAATAGAACTGCCACTTCAAATGCTGATGCAAATAATGTAGGTGAGTTTGCTTATACTGTTCCAACAAACTTCCTATCGCTATGTGCTAAAAATCTATCAGAAGGAACAATCAGTGTTTCTACAGATGATCGTCCAGAAGATTATATGACTACTGTTCTATATACTGGAAATGGCACAGGTCAAAGTATTACAACTAGTTTCCAGCCAGATTTAGTTTGGATTAAACAAAGAAACGGCACAAACACACATCAGCTTTTAGATGTAGTGCGTGGCAAAATCGGTGGTGCCGCAAGTTTTGCAAGACTTCGCACTGACACTAGTGACGTTCAAGCAACGCCGGGAAGCGATAGCGGAATTTTGTCATTAGACAGTAACGGTTTTACGCTTGGCACTGATGGGGCATATAACGCAAACTCTTCAACTTATGCTGCATGGTCTTGGAAAGCAGGTGGCGCTCCAACTGCAACCAACTCTGCTGGTGCTGGTAATGTTCCAACATCTGGTTCTGTGTTGATTGATGGTTCTGCATCTACTTCTGCACTTGCTGGAACACTTGCCGCTGATAAAATATCTATCAATTCAAAGGCAGGGTTTTCAATTGTGCAATATGGCGGCAACGCCACAGGTGGGGCTACAGTAGCACACGGACTAGGCGATACCCCAGATATTATTATTCTTAAAAATATTTCCAGTGCAGCAAATTGGAGGGTTTATGTTAATGGCGTTTCTCTTTCAAATACACTTTTCTTAAACACAACCGGCACACAAACTGCTGATGCTGATAGAATTAGTGCCGTAGATTCTACAACATTTACTCTATCAACTGGTAACAATGCCGTTAATGGTAGTGGTTCTAACTACATCGCTTACTGTTGGAAGTCGGTGCCTGGTTATAGTAAAATGGGAACTTTTACAGGACAGGGTGATAAAACCTATGTTCATACAGGGTTTAAGCCTGCTTTCTTGATGGTGAAAAGTTTTAATACAGCGGCGCATCATTGGGCAATGTATGACAACAAAAGAAACACATACAATGTGATGGATAAATATTTTTACGCCAATAGTAATGGTGCTGAAAGTGATGCAGACAGAGTTGACTTTGTAAGTAATGGATTTGTGGGGCGTGCAAATAACTATGATATATCTCAAAGTGGTGTCGGCTTCGTATATATGGCATTTGCCGAAGATCCATTCAAGTATGTCGAGGCTAGGTAAAACTGATTAAGTTATGTTATGCAAAATTATGATCACTATCTTGGAAACCCTCTACTAAAGAAATCTAATGTTCCTGTAGAGTGGACAAAAAATCAAATTCTTGAATACCAGAAGTGTATGGAAAATCCCATATACTTCATTAAGAACTACATCAAGATTGTTTCTCTTGATGAAGGACTTGTGCCTTTCAAGATGTACGACTTTCAAGAAGATATTGTAGATACAATCCACGACAATCGTTTTACTATATGTAAGATGCCGAGACAGTCTGGTAAATCCACGACTATGGTATCTTATATTCTTCACTACGTTCTATTCAACCCTAACATGAATGTTGCAATCCTCGCCAACAAGGCAGCGACTGCAAGAGACATTCTTGGCAGACTTCAACTTGCGTATGAGAATCTTCCTAAGTGGTTACAACAAGGGGTGGTGTCTTGGAATAAGGGTTCAGTAGACTTAGAGAATGGTAGTAGGGTTGTTGCATCATCTACATCTTCATCTGCTGTTCGTGGTGGTTCTTACAACATGATATTCTTGGACGAATTTGCATTCGTTCCAAACAATGTGGCAGAGGACTTTTTCAGTTC